AACTTATTAGTTACAGCAGGCGCAGATAGGATCCTTACAATGGATCTACATGCAGGACAGATACAAGGCTTTTTTGATATTCCAGTTGACGATCTTACTTCACGTATTGCATTTGCTAAAGACATTAAGCGAAGCATAGGTATTGTAGATGATCCAGAAGTTCAGCAACAGTCTACAGTATTCGTATCACCTGATGCAGGCGGTGTTGTTCGTGCTAGAAAGTTTGCTGACATGTTTGGAGGCGACATTGCTATAGTAGACAAACGTAGGCCAGAAGCAGGTAAGAGCGAAGTAATGAACTTGATAGGAGATGTTAAAGGTAAACATGCTATCCTAGTAGATGATATTGTTGACTCAGGAGGCACACTATGTAATGCCGCTAAAGCTATTATGGATCAAGGTGCATTAAGTGTTCGTGCTTATATAACACATGGAGTATTGTCAGGCGAAGCATGTCAAAGGGTAGAGAAGAGTGTACTTGACGAATTAGTAGTAACTGATTCTATTGCTAATAGATGTCCTAAGAACTGTAAGAAGACACGACAAGTAAGTGTCAGCCAGTTATTTGGAGAAGCTATTCGCCGTGTTACAAATGAAGAGTCTGTATCTAGTCTATTTGTGTAATGTGTTTAATGTATTCAGTCATTGAATGATCTGAAAAACTATCTATCTTACCGTTCTTCCAGCCCATCCATATACCACGCCATCTATCTTTAACCATTTGCCAACCTGTAGGCTTTCTATACTTGCCATAGGCATTTAGATAATGTTCAGTACCGTGATGTGCATATCCCATAAGACGTAAAGGAACAGTAGTAACAATGTCATTATTGTTCTTCCAACGATGATGTTCAACTCCTAAGTGTACAACGTAACCTTTCCAACCTACTCGTGGGCTACCATATGTATAAAGTTGCTGAGGATTTGGTACTTTTGTGTTATAATGACAACGGCTAGCCATGATAGTTGCCATCGCCGCTCCTAAACTATGTCCACAGAACCATAGATCCTGTTTAGGTGTTTTTGACATTAAGTCTGCCATAATTGAAGGCCACAGCATGTCTACTTCTGCTTTAAATCCTCTGTGTACCCTACTAACAGTCTCGGCTATCACTGGCATTGCTTTTAAGTCTGCACTTATGTCATTAAACTCTGTTGGCTGTGTTCCACGGCATGCAATAACTAAATCTGTCTTATTTTGGAATCGATATGCCTGTGCGCCGTTTCGATCGTAAAACTCTATAGTTGTAAATCCTAGTTTTTTAGCTTGACTTTTTACTTGTTTTGCGTTATTATAAGATATAAAAGCAAGTTTAGCGAAAAGTAAGGATCTTTCTTTGAAACTCAGTTCTCTTATGCCCATAGACTACTCCTTTATTAAATACAATACTATTTATATGCTTGCTAAATACAGTATCGGAGTATAAGATGAAAAAACGAACAAGAAGTATTTTGCAAGAACTCAATAACTTGTCTATGTCTAAAAGCAATGACCATTTGATTGAGACCACGGCTAATAATATTATTGAAAGTGCCATCAATCTTTTAAATAGAATTAATGAGCAGTATGACGAAGTTACAGCTAGTGAAATGGAAAGACGCTTTCTAAACTCAATTAGAACAGGCGATCCAAAAAAGTTTAAACGAGCTATTGACAAAGTTATCGAGAGTAAAAAATGAAAATAGATGATCTATTAGAAGCAACAAATAAAAAGAAAAAAGATAGTTGGGTTAAGAAAGCTGACGATTGGGTTAGAGGTTCTTGGTTACAACAGCAGGTTGACATTGCACAAAAACAAACGGGTAATAAAGGACCAGCTTCCTTTGCTTCAAAAGTTGATGATAAAAGCGATAACAAAAAAGATAATAAATCTAAGAAAGCTCAAAAGTCTAATTTTAGAAACACACGGATTAACGTAGACAAACTTCCTAAGTCAGCACAATTCAAAGACAAAGACGGAGTTGTATGGGCGTGGGAACCAAGCAGAGATTCTTGGCTACCTAATGATAATAGTAAAGTACCTTTGAGTTCTAGAGACGGTGCTAGAGGATATAACTCAGCTAAGAAAACAGAGCGAGGGTATTACGAAAGTAAAACAACAACAGGGCAATTATTAACAGAAGGTGGAAACATATTTAAAACAGAACCTGAAAAGAAACTAATTGCACAACGTATTGCAACAGCAGATGTAGACTCTACTGTCAAATGGTTAAATGCTACAATGGGCTTTAATTTTACCAAAAAAGAATATCTAGGAACCACAGGTACAAAAACAGATCCAGATGGAACATTCGAAAAGAACTCATCTGGTGACTTAGATCTAAACACAGATACTAGAGAATTACCTAAAGAAGAAATAATTGCAAAACTTAGTGCGTGGTGTCAAAAGCAAGGCATCCCTGATTTAGAAATTATGAACAAAGGTAGAAAGTTCGAAGCAGGTTGGATTAGAGATGCAGGAGTACAGGTTCACTTCCGAACACCAATCAACGGTGATCCTAAAAAAGGTTTTGTACAAACAGATTTTATGCTAACTGATAATCCTGCTCTACAGCGTGGAGCCAAACGTGGCGGCACAGCACAGTTTGGTGGTGCTGATAGAGCTGTATTACTTTCTAGTCTTGCAAGAGGCAGAGGATATAAGTTTAGTCCTAACAAAGGTGTGGTTGATCCTAACAATGGTGATAATGTTGTTGCAGACGACTGGGACGAAATTGCAGTAATACTATTAGGCAAAGGTGCTACAGAAGCAGACACGCACACTGTTGAAAGTATGCTTGCAAAGCTAAAAGGCGATCCTAACTATGATGAGCTTATTGCTCCGTGGAAAGAAACAATGACTAAAATAGGCAAAGAAGTACCTGAGCAAACAAGATATAACGAAATAGTTGACTTAGTACAGAGGATTAGATAATGCGTTTTGTTGAATTTAAACAACCGTTAAAGGAAATGGAAGCACGAATACAGCATGCTGAAGACTTAATATTCTATCAAGGAAGTAAAGGTGCAAGACATGCAATAGATGCACTTCGTAGTATGGCAGGTGATGACCATAAATCAGTAACACTTAAATGGGACGGCGCACCAGCGGTAGTATTTGGACGTAATGATCAAGGCGAATTTGTATTTACAGATAAGTCAGGCTTTATGAAAAAAGGCGGAGTTGAACGTACTACTTCACCTGATGCATTGCAAGCCGCATTACTTGGACGTAGTGGCGGGAAGTTAAAAGATGATCCAGGCAGGCAAGAATTTGCAGGTAAGATGGCAACTCTTTTTGGATTATATGAAAAAACAATTCCAGATACATATCGAGGATATTTTAAAGGTGACCTATTATATTACACAACGCCGCCAATTAAAGACAAGAATTATATATTTGAACCACAAATAGTTGAGTATGCTGTCGATGTTAACAGCGACTTAGGTAAACGGATTGGAGCAAGTACAACAGGTATTGTAATACACAGAGAAGTTGATGATCAAGGCAACGAAGGACCGTTTAAGAGTATTGACATGTTTAACAAACAAAAAACAGTATTGGTAGTACCAAGTGTAACAACTGAACAGCCTGTTGAAGTTGACTCCAGTGCTATTGACCAACTTGATCAAATAATAACAAAAAACGCCGCAGGCATAGATGAATTACTTAATGTTAACACACTAACACAAAAGCAAATGAAAGCACTACCTGATTTACTTTATGCATATATGAATAGTAAAGTTGACTCAGGATTAACTGGACTAGGCGCTGACTTTGCAAAATGGTTAGAAGCTAGAAAACAAGTGTCAGACAAAATGAAAAATAAAGTCTTACAATATATAAACGAACATAAAAATGCGTTTACTGCACTATGGAACGTAGTAACAGCAGTAATGAATACTAAGAATGATATTATCAGCAAGTTTGATAGTCAAGGCGGACAAGTAAAACAAAGTATCAACGGCCAACCGGGCGGTGAAGGGTATGTACTAGCTCACCCTAAAGGCGATGTAAAGTTAGTACCGAGAGCAACATTTAGTGCGGCTAATAGAGCCAAGCAAAGATAAGGAGAAAAACTATGAAAATGACAGACCTCAATGAGAAATATGGAGACGACGACTTTGGTCTCAAAGGGCACGGTAGCGAATTAGATTTTGATATGCGAGCTTCAGATAAAGATAAATCTAGTGCAGACGATAATATTATTATGCAAGTTAGAAAAGCTCATCAAATGAGATTTGGACAGAACAAACCAATAAAATTTAGAGACGGTAGCGAGCATGAAATTAATCAAAATGTATTAATTAAATTAGACCAGCACCATACTAAATTAAGAACATCAGATCAAAAAGATGAATTTGCCAATGCTATTGCACAATCTAAAGAAGATATGGCAAAAGAATACCATAAGATAAAAGGTAACTAATCAATATGGCTGAAAAATTCACAGCTATGCAATGGGCGGCGATCGAAGGCGGGCATACAATGGAGCCTGAAGTCGAAGAACAAAAACCGTTTTCATTCATTAAAGACATGCAAGAAGCTAGACTAACTAGAGGGCAAGATTCAAATAGGATACTTACCTACACAGATTGCTGTGAAAGGTTATATCTTAGTATCTTAATGTTAGAAGCTATGCGACAGTATCCGGGATATACTGGACAGGTTAAAAGATATGCTAAAATGTCTACTCAAAAGTATTTTTCTTATATGAGTAACCGTACTGACCTGCATAACTTTATATATTATGTAGTAGGTGACGATTCAGCACAAGATAAGTTAAAAGATCCAAATGCGGCAAAGGCTCTAAGAGCAATAACTAAAATTGATATTAAAGAACTTGACAGGTATTTAAGAATGCTTGGTGTTGGTAGTAGTCCTACTCTTGTTGGACCGTTTTTAATTAGACTCGGAGACAGTCTAAAGATTACAAATACAGACTACAAAGAGATTAGGCGAGTACTTACATATTTTAGTAATAGTACAACACTACAGCGTAGAGCGGCAATTACAAAACTCTTGTTTGCGGCTAGAGCAAAGTTAAGAAGCAGTGATTTAATTGACGAGTTTAGTAAGTTTGTTGCTGATACTAACTTAGAAACATCAGCAGTAAAAGACAACGAGCCTACAGTTAGTGTACCTGACTTAGGAACTTCAGCTAAAGATATTAGTTTATATAGATATCTTGTTGGACAAAAGAACGTAGCACTAACTAGAAAGTTTTTAGAACTAGCAGGACAAGGTAAATCAATTAGTTCTCCTTATGTACAAGCATACTTACCAGCAGTTAAAATGATAGATGATATTGTACAAGCAGGGCCTACATACGTGCAAAACCTTAGAGTATTGCATCAGAGAGCCAAAAAACGCCGATAACCAGCACTTTTTTTGTAAAAGACTAAATACATATAACAACTTCGCAGAGTAGCGGAATTGGTCATTAGATAACATAGGAGAAATAAAATGGCAGGAATAGGATTTGGAACTAATTATGACGCATTTGCAGGAAACGGCTTAGGCCCGCAAACACGTATTGTTAATTTAGCAAAAACAAACATGACACAAGCAGAGCTTGATGCGGCGGTTCAGTATTTACAAACAACTGATGTTGCAGGAACAAACGATGCACATACTATTGCAGGTATTAGTGTATTAACTGAATCAGGTGTTTTCACAAGTGGAACTACTGATGCAGTACAAGTTGCTATCCAAG